CGACCCGCCTTCGGCAATCCCAACCTTGCCGCGCAGGGGCAGAGGTATGCAGGGCCGAGCGACGGATTTTTGAGAGATCCGCAATCGTACAAAGACATGGTTAATAATTTTTTGGAGATGATTAGTCCACCTGTTCCGACACCTGAAGAAGCAAAGGCTGGGTTAGGTTCGATGAGGGCTGACAGTCAGCTAAAAGGCAGCGTGATGCAGGGTTATCCTGACGCGCAGGGATTATTGGCAAATCAGGCTTACGACAAGATGGGCAACATTGCAATGGCGGGGATGGTTTCATCGCCATTGGGCAGAATTCCAGAAACCGGCGTAGACACAAAAAAGCTCGCTGATATGCTGGAACGTGCAGGAGTAAAAAGCGGATACGAAGTTGCAAGAGAAAGCAGCGCAATTTCTCCATCACAATATATTACCTTTAGAAATCCACTTGATGAATTAGCCACGCGCCAAATAAGAATATCAAATCACGCAGATAAATATCCAGAGATGGCAAGCGGGGTTAGACAATCAGTTGATCCAACAACAGAGATTAGCTTTGAACAGGCGGTTAATTGGTTAGCAAAAGAAGGCTATCCAACAAACTTATCCAATAAATATAAAAACGTTCCTTCTTGGGAACAATATTATGCCGAACAGCAATCGGCGCGAGATGCAAACAGATTACAGATGTTGAGAGACGCGTGGCTCAACAAACCAAAAGCAACTAGAGGACCAAGACCAACAGAATCAGATTTAACGGTGAATAAATGACCGCTGCTTGGACACGCAAGGAAGGCCAGATTATCCAGCCCGTTGTGTGATAGGCAAAAAAGGGCGAGAATATAAGAAATGGCATCCACCCAGCCGCTTTAATGGGTGAGTCTAGAGGGGTCTAAAGATGAAAACGGCAGAGATAGAAAACGACGACATAGTTATCGAGGACGAAAATCCTGAGGAAATCAGCGAAGTTGCTGTCCAGGCCGAGCCCGAAGATGACGAGGAAGTTGTCGTTTCGATTGGTGAGGAAGCGCCACCTCCCGAAGAACATGCTCCTGCGCCTGAGTGGGTTCGAGAGTTGCGGAAAACGAATCGAGAATTGCAGCGGAAAAATCGTGAGTTGCAGGGCAAGCTACAAAGCACCGCACAGACTGAGATCAAGCCGGTCGTGCTGGGCAAGAAGCCAAGCCTGGAAGAACATGATTATGACGCTGAGAAATTCGAGGTAGCAATGGCAGATTGGTTTGACCGGAAACGGCAGGCCGATGATGCTAATGCCAAGCAAGAAGTTGAAGTTATGACTCAACAAAAGGCTTGGCAGTCCAAGCTGGATGGCTACGGCAAGGCGAAAGCCGAGTTGAGAGTCAAGGATTTTGAAGACGCTGAAGCGGTAGCTCAAGAGGTCTTCTCGATCACCCAGCAGGGCATATTGCTGCAAGGCGCAGATAATCCCGCGCTGGTCGTTTATGCGCTCGGTAAGAATCTGGTCAAGGCGAAGGAGTTGTCCGAAATCAAAGACCCCGTGAAGTTTGCCTTTGCGGTAGCTAAACTGGAGAAAGACTTGAAAGTTACCAACCGCAGGCAAGCACCCGCACCAGAGAGGATCGTGACAGGCACAGGACGGTCATCGGGTGCGGTGGACTCAACGCTAGAGAGACTCAGAGAAGACGCGGCGCGTACCGGAAACATGACGAAAGTCATCGCGTACAAATCGCAAAAACGAATCGCATCTAAATAACCAGGAGATTTTCCATGAGTAATTCATTCAGCAAAGAGGAACGCGTCGCGTTCGAGGACATCCTCGAAGGATTTAACGACGCTCTAGTTTTGTCCCGCAACGTCTCGGTCTACAACACCGACAGCTCGATGATGGAGCGCACCAATAACGTGATTTATCGTCCGCAACCCTACATCGCGCAGTCCTACGATGGCATGGACCAGACCGGCAACTTCGGTGCTTACACGCAGCTCTCCGTCCCGGCAACGCTCGGATTTCAGAAGTCTGTGCCGTTCATCTTGGACGCGCTCGAACTTCGGGACGCCTTGCAAGAGGGTCGGCTCGGTGAGGCCGCAAAACAGAAACTTGCATCCGATATCAACATTGCGATTATGAACGTCGCTGCAAACCTCGGCTCGCTGGTGGTTACTGTCAGCACCGCCGCTGGTGACTATGACGATATCGCTCTGTGCGACAGCATCATGAACGAGCAGGGCGTGCAAGCCTTTGACCGCTACATGGCTCTGTCCTCGCGTGACTACAACGGCATTGCCGGCAATATCGCTGGTGGGGCTGGTGGTGCTTCGGTTTCGCGTAGTTTCGCCGGTAACAAGAGCAACAATGCTTTCGAGCGTTCCTACGTTGGTATGGTCGCAGGATTTGAGACCTACAAACTGGACTACGCGAATCGCATCGCTGCGGCGACTGGCGCAGATCCGACGATGTCCACCTTGGCAGCGGCAGGCAACTACTACACGCCTGTGGCGACCTCCACTGCGGCGACTGGTGAGACTGGTAACGTGGACAATCGTTTCCAAACGATTACCGTGTCCAGCACCACCGATCTGCCAGCAGGAACGGCAATCGAGGTCGATGGCATTGAGGCGGTGCATCACATCACCAAGCTAGGTACTGGGTTCTCGAAGACGTTTCGCGTGGTGAGCGTGACCAATGCAACGACTTGCGTTATCACTCCTCCCATCATTTCCGCGCAAGGCGGGACTGATGCTGAGTTGCAGTATCAAAACTGCATCGTGACCGCCGCTTCTGGTCGGACCATCAATCGCCTGAACGTCGATGCCGCGCCGATCAACTGCTTCTGGCAGAAAGATGCGCTAGAGATTCTCCCGGGCCGTTACGCTGTCCCAACCGATGCGGGTGTCGCAGTAATGCGTGCATCAACCGATCAGGGCATCGAGCTGGTAATGCAGAAGCAGTACGACGTGAACACCATGAAGACCAAGTATCGCTTGGATACTCTGTTCGGCGTGGTCAACAAACAGCCCGAGATGTCCGGGATCCTGCTGTTCAATCAAGTCCCGTAAAAGGAAAAAAATCATGAGCTATAACATTATATTTACGCAAGGAACCGCGACCTTTACGGTACCGGCAGGCGAGAAAGTCGCCGTTCAAGCCTACTCGCCAGCGAGTGTGTTTCAGGAGGTCGGTTATCCGAACTTCCCCGAAACGCAAGATTTGCTGCAAGTAGTCGAGAACACGACCTACGTCTCGGCAGCATTCACGAACGCCACCAGCGTGACGATTCAAGCCGGTGCATCCGGTGCGCTCTATGCAGTTGGAACCGACCCTGTTATTTCCAGTACAGGCAGGTATCAACTACAGGGCGATCCGGGCGTACTGAATGCCACTGGTGCTCTTACTTCGGCGATGATTCTGGCTGGCATTGTCACCTCGACAACGGGTGCTGCTGTTGCTGGTACTTTGCCAACCGGGGCTGTGCTAGACGCTGCGAGCGAGTTTGCAATCGGTGATTCGTTCGACTGGTCTGTCATCGCTACGGGCGCAAATGCCTTTACGGTAACGGCTGCAACTGGTCATACGATTGTTGGTACAGCCGCAGTTGCTACTGTTACCTCGGGCGCATGGAGGACTCGCAAGACTGCTGCGGATACATTCGTCTCGTATCGGATAGGTTAATCAACCTCTCGGGTCAGTAGAGATACTGGCCCGAGTTACTTGGAGAGCAAAAATGCCAATGACCAAAGGTTACTCGAACAAATCAATCGGCAAAAACATTGCCATGGAAATGAAGTCAGGCAAGCCGCAAAATCAAGCAGTTGCAATGGCTTTGGGTATGGCAAGCAAAATGGCAAAAGCCGCTGGTAAGCCAGGCAAAGCGCCGATGAAAAAATGATTAGGTCAGCCGCAATTGTTAAGACAAGAACTCTCGCGCCGTGGAAAGAGTTGCGGCTGCAAAAGCGCAAACTTAAAAAGACACAGGCGGCAGAACGCAAGGCGACTAAACGGGTGCATCCATCGCCTATTAATAGGAGGGTGCCGAAAGTCGAACCGCCTGTAATCGTTGCGGACGAAAGCCCAGCGACACGCGACGAGATGCTGCAACGAGCCGATGTCATTGGGTTGAAGGTTGACAAGCGCTGGTCTGATTCAACGATGCTGAAAAGAATAGAGGGGCACGTATGTCTTACACAAAAAGACAATTTATAAGCGCCGCCTTCGAAGAAATTGGGCTTGCGTCTTATGTATTTGATTTGCAGCCCGAGCAGCTAGAGTCTGCCCTGCGGCGTCTCGATGCGATGATGGCCGACTGGAACGCCAAGGGCATCCGCTTAGGTTATCCATTGCCATCTAGCCCACAGAACAGCAGCCTAGACGAAGAAACGCTTGTGCCTGATTCGGCCTATGAAGCGATCATTTGCAGCCTGGGGATTCGGTTAGCACCGAGTTACGGCAAGCAGGTCATGATCGAGACCAAGACGACCGCGAAACAGGGTTATGACATCTTGCTCCAACGGGCGACCTTCCCGCTTGAGAAACAACTCCCAGCCACAACCCCAGCGGGTGCTGGCAATAAGCCGTGGAGGGTCTACGATAACCCCTACGTCAGACCGCCTTATTTCCCCGTCAATGCTGGTCCTGATGGCCCTATCGAATATAACTGAGGACGATCATGCCCACTATTAACCAGCTTCCCGTACTAAACACCGTCTCCAGCGGGGATCAGTTACCCGTTTATTCGCCCAACAACGGGGACGCAAGACGGACCTCGATTGGAAGTTTGCTCACATTTTTCCAGCAGAGCTTCGCATCGCCCACGCTCTCGGTCAATCTCTACGTTCCCGGATCTGGTTTCAATATCACGGTGCCTACTCCGGTTAGCAACGACCAATGGATGCTGTTGCAGCCTGCTGGAACACTGGCAACCGGTACCATCACCTTGCCTCTCAATACTGGCGTTCCTGATGGCACCTCGGTATTGATAACCACCACGCAGGAAATCACCTCGCTGACAATTGCCTTGAATGGCGCGACTGCTCTTTATGGTGGCGTGACTTCGTTGGCGGCAGGAACGGCAACGGCGATTCGCTTTTATCAGCCAACTAATTCTTGGTACCAGATCAACGCCGAGACGGTTTATGCAGCAGGAGTCCAGACTTTCTTGGCGACGCCATCAAGCGCCAATCTACGGGCGGCGATGACCGATGAGACCGGAACGGGTCTATTGGTGTTCGCAACCAGTCCGACCCTGACAACGCCAATAATCACAAACCCGGCAGTCAGCACCGGAACATTCACAAGCCCTGCATTGGTCACGCCATCTATCGGTGCTGCCACAGGGACAAGTCTTAGCACCACAGGAAACCAAGTTATCAGCGGCACCGGCAAGCAGGGTTATGCTACCGGCGCGGGCGGCGGGGTGCTGCAAGCCACAAGCAAAGCCACGGCGGTGACGCTTAATAAATCTTGCGGTCAAATCACCATGAATGCAGCGGCATTGGGTGCATCCACCACCGTGTCGTTTACGATGACTAACAGCACGGTTGAATCTGGCGACATCATCGTGATAAATCACATTTCTGGCGGCACGCTTGGCTCGTACACCTTTAATGCATCCTGCGGGGTTGGGACTGCCGACATAAATGTGCGCAATGTCTCGTTGGGCTCTTTGTCCGACGCTGTAATTTTGCGTTTCGCTGTGATTAAAGTTGTTGATTCCTGATGGCTACCAAGTCCACAGTGAATGCTGCTGGAAACTACACCAAGCCCGCCATGCGGAAAGCCCTGTTTGAGAAAATCAAGGCAGGCACAAAAGGCGGAGATCCGAACGAATGGTCAGCCCGAAAAGCCCAATTGCTGGCGGTGGAGTACAAGAAAAAGGGCGGTGGCTACCGATGAAAGCCCCACAGAAAAGCCTCAAGGAATGGAGCTCGCAGGACTGGCGCACCAAGTCAGGCAAGCCATCATCTGAGACTGGCGAGCGGTATCTGCCTGCGAGGGCCATCAAAGCCCTGACCTCGGCCGAGTATTCAGCGACCACCAGGGCAAAGCGTGAGGCCACAGCTAAAGGCCAGCAGTTTGCCAAGCAGCCCAAAAAGATTGCTGAAAAGATCAAAGGGTTTCGGTGAAAACTCCAGCCTACGCACGCAAGGAAGGACAAAATCCAAGGGGCGGTTTGAATGCCAAGGGCCGAGCCGCTGCAAGGGCTGAGGGCATGAACCTGAAGCCTCCGGTCAAGTCTGGCGACAATCCGCGCCGCGCATCGTTCCTGGCTCGAATGGGCGGCAACGCTGGCCCCGAATACAAGGGCGGAGAACCCACCCGGCTGCTGTTGAGTTTGAGGGCGTGGGGTGCATCATCCAAGGCTGACGCTCAAGAAAAGGCCAGGAAGATTTCAGCCCGAAACAAGGCGAAAAAATAATGCAGGTTCCGATTCTCAACGGGATTTATACCGACAACACACCAGAGCTTCGGACATCGTACCCGGTGAATCTTGTGCCTGTGCCAAAGGTAAGCGGCATCAGCAACGGGTTTCTGAGACCGGGCGACGGGATTGTGGCCAACGGCACAGGCCCAGGCGTTGATCGCGGCGGCATCAATTGGAATAACGAATGCTATCGGGTGATGGGGACGAAGCTGGTAGAAGTCTCAAGCGCCGGAGTCGTGACCGTCTTGGGCGATGTTGGCGGGCCGACTAGCGAGCTAGTGACCTTCGATTACAGTTTCGACTTGCTGGCGATTGCATCGGGTGGGCGGCTTTACTATTGGAGTGGGACAGCACTAACCCAAGTTACAGATCCAGACCTTGGCGTGGTGCTCGACTTCTGCTGGGTCGATGGGTATTTCATGACCACGGATGGCGAGTTTTTAATCGTCACAGAATTAACAAATCCGCTTCTTGTGAACCCGTTGAAATATGGTAGTTCAGAGGTTGACCCAGATCCAGTCGTGGCTCTGCTGAAACTTCGCAATGAGGTCTATGCGCTAAACCGAAACACCATCGAGGTATTCGATAACGTGGGCGGCGAGTTGTTCCCGTTTGCAAGAATCGACGGGGCGCAGTTGCAGAAGGGCGTGATCGGAACGCAAGCATGTTGTGTTTTTATCGAGCGAATCGCGTTTTTAGGCAGCGGCAGGAACGAAGCCCCAGGCATTTACATAGGCGCATCCTCGACCGTCCAAAAGGTCAGCACGCAGGAGATCGACAATATTCTCCTGCAATACACCGAGGCGCAATTGTCTGTGGTGAAGCTCGAGGCCAGAAACGACAAGAGCCACCAGCACCTTTACGTCCATCTGCCAGACCAAACCTTGGTTTATGACGCAGCAGCATCCGAGGCTTTGCAAACACCTGTTTGGTTTATTTTGGTGAGCAGCTTGGCAGGACTTGCTCAATACCGCGCTCGAAATATGGTCTGGGCCTATGACAAGTGGCTTGTCGGAGATCCGCAATCGACCAGCATCGGCTATCTGGTGCAGGACATTGGCAGTCATTGGGGAGAGCAAGTCCGCTGGGAGTTTGGCACGCTCATTGTCTATAACCAGAGCAACGGAGCAATATTCAACGAGCTTGAATTGGTCGGACTTACGGGTAGCGTTGCTCTCGGAAAGAATCCACAGATCAGCACCAGCTATTCGCTCGATGGCAAGGCTTACAGTCAGGAAAGGTTTATTTCTGTCGGCACCATTGGCAACACGAAAAAGCGTCTCGCATGGTTTCAGCAGGGTTTCATGAGGAACTGGCGCGTGCAGCGATTTCGTGGTGATAGTGATGCCCATGTCTCTTATGTGCGCCTGGAGGCGCAGATCGAAGCATTGGCTTACTGATGGCCACCGCACCCGTTTCTAGCAGGCTCAATCTAACGCGAGATCAACTCGCGGAGTTTCTGACCGACCAGCAGCAGATCCGGCAGTTTGAAAAGCTGTTTTCAACCGTTGACACATTGCAGGTGATAGTCGGAACTGATTTTGAGTTTCAGGCCGATACCGCTGCGGCGACCGCAAACGAAGCGCTGTCCCAGATTTCATTACTAGCGCAAATGCTGGATTTATTGGCAGTCGCTCCGAGGCCAGAACTCGGCACGATTTCATCACAAAACGCCGACAACGTGAACATTTCTGGAGGGCTGATTTCGGGATTGGATGCGCCGCTGGCCGTTGTTTCTGGCGGCACAGGTCAAAGCACCTTTACGAATGGGCAGGTTTTAATCGGCAACACCACAGGCAACACGCTAACAAAAACCACGCTGACCGCAGGCGCAAACATCACCATCACAAACGGGACCGGCACGATTACGATTGCGGTTTCTGGTCTTGGAACAATGGCATTCAAAAATGTCGGAATATCTGGCACCGCAGCGTTGGCGAAAATTACTCTTGCAGGCACAGATGGCACCCTGACGTTTGTCGATGGAATTATCACCGCCTACACAGCGCCGACTTAAGGATAGATTATGACCGTCACGATAAAAGTTTTGATTCCTGCGAAACAGGCCGAGGGTACACAGATCACTCAATATACCGCTGTCAACTGCAAGACGATCATCGACAAATTTACCGCCACGAATACCACGGCAGGTAATGTCACGATCAGCGTTAATCTTGTGACCGCAGCAGGCACCGCAGGAGCATCCAACCTCATTGTGGATACCAGAAGCCTCGCGCCTGATGAGACCTACACATTCCCGGAGTTGGTGGGGCAAGCGCTCGATCCAAGTGGGTTTATCTCAACGATTGCCAGTTCTGCCTCAGCATTAACCATCCGAGCCAACGGGCGCGAAATTACCTAGGAGCAGCAAATGAAAGAATTTATGATGATTCCGCAGGGATTCCACGGCTTGCCGATGGATGAGGAGTTTTTGACCAACGCGCAAAACAAAAAGAATTATGCCATTGCGGTGCAGGACTGGAACTACGGCCCCGAGATGCCGACGAACGAAGCAGGCGCAAACAAGGAGTTTTATGTCGGTCTGGCCGAGGCGATGCAATGCGACGAGAAAGACGCGAGGCGCAAGCATTGCTCGAATTGCGAGTATTACGACAACAGCCTAATGGCTCAAGTCAGGATCGAGCGAATTCCGATGGCCACCTATGACAGGGGCGCAGGGTTCAGGGGCCATTGCCAAAAGCTAAATTTTATCTGCAACGACATGCGGGTCTGCCAAGCGTGGGAAGACCGTGAGATGGAAGATTGACGAAAGGTCCAAATGTGCGAAAATGTACTCGCTGAGTTACCCAGGCCACCAGCAGCTCACCCCTTGCAGGAGTCGCGCATGGTAACTGTTGGCATCACCGACCAGCACTTGATGGAGGTCTATTCAGATCCCTACATCTCAAGAATTGGTCATGACCATCGCCCAGCCGCGCCAATCCAACATCCAAATGCTATCTATCTTTCGGCATGGGTGGATGGCAAATTCTCTGGTGCGTTTATCGCTGTCAAAGCGAGCCCCGTTGAGTTGGAGCTTCATGCGCTTCTGAAAAAATCAGCGATTAAACAGTCTCGAAACCTTGGCCTTTCTTTTCTAGCGTGGGCGTTCGCTCAACCCATATTGAGGGTTACTGCCTACATTATTCAGGGGCTTGAGAGCGCAAAGAATTATTGCATCAAGCTCGGATTCAAAATAGAAGGATGCCGCCGCTGTGCCTGCGTGCAAGACGGCGCGATCAAAGACGTTTATGTGTTGGGCATGACCCGGCAGGATTGGAGGGCGATATGAGTTTTGTTGGCGACATCATTGGCGACGTTTTTGGCGGCATCACCGGATCAAAACAGGCAGGCGAGGCGGCGGCGCTCGGCGCAGAAACTCAAGCGGCGGCTGCGGGTGCTGGCATTGACGAACAGCGCAGGCAATTCAATAAATTGGTAGAACTGATGGCTCCATACGTCCAGGCGGGCACAGGAGCCCTTGGCCAGCTTGCGCCATACCAGCAGGCAGGACAGCAAGCATTTACGCAACAGCAGGCGCTAATCGGCTTGCAAGGCCCAGAGGCGCAACAGCAAGCCATTGCAGCGCTGGAGGGCAGTCCACAATTTCAGGCGCTCACAGAGCAGGGCGAAACGGCAATTCTGCAAAACGCCTCGGCTACCGGAGGACTTCGCGGTGGAAACGTGCAAGGCGCTTTAGCGCAGTTTCGGCCCCAACTTCTCAATCAATTAATTAACCAGCAATACGGCAGGCTCGGCGGCATTGCGGGCGCAGGGCTTGGGGTCACTGGCGATATTCTAGCGAGAGGCCAAGCATCGGCGGCGGGTCAGGGTGCGGCAGGGACTGCGTCTGCAAGCAACATTGGAAACCTGCTCGCTAACCAAGCAGCGGCTACCGCTGGCGGTCAAATGGCGGCAGGAAATGTCAACAGGCAGACATTTGGCGACATTCTTGGCATTGCTAAAACAGTAGCGGCATTTTAAGGTTCTGACATGGCCATCAATCCACTTCAAGCACCTATCAATTATGCGGGCATGGTTCCGCAGATCAACATCGGGCAGCAATTTTCCGAGTTAGGCCAGGTCTTGGCAGAGCGTCAAAAACGCACGCAAGCAGAAGAAATCAAAAAGACTTACGCGATTGACTTGCAAGGAGTAATAAATGACCCTTCCATGAAGAAATTTAATGATTTTTCATTGAAGTACCCGCAACAAAGAGAAGCGGTAAAAGATGTGGCAAGTCGATTTACCCAAGAGCAACAAGACTCTGAATTTAATGTCGGTAGAGATGTGGCTGTTTCACTTGAAAACAATAACCCAGAAGTTGCGCTAAACATTCTTAATCAAACAATCGAAGCACGAAAAAAATCAAATTTACCGACTACGGTTTATGACCAGATACAACAAATCCTGTCAAACACCGAAGATCCAGACCGCATCAAAAAAGCCAAAGCGCAAACAAATTTTTCATTAACTTTGCTCAATCCGGAAAAATTTAGCAAAGTTGTCGAGTCTTTAGAAAAGCAACAACTTGCACCAATCGCATATAGAGAGGCTGTCGCTAAAGCCGACAAGGGCGTAGCAGATGCCATAATAGCGCAGGCCACAGCCACCAACGCACCAGATAAAGCGAAGGCCGATGCAGACAAAGCGAAGGCCGATGCTGAATCGGCCAGGATTAAAGCCCTATATCAAGAAAGAACAGAAATCGCAGGGCTTAATAAAACCAATTGGGATATTAAAAATCTGGACAGCCAGATTAGAGACCGTTCTGCTAAGTTAAACCTTGATAGACTCTCAATGGAGGCAACGGTTGCTGAAAAATTGTCTAGTATTCAAGCGCGGTTGACAGAGATTCCAGAGGGCGCGAGAAAACTTATAAACGAATCAGCAACAGCCGCAGCAGGATCAAAGCAATCTGCGACTCAATACAATGATCTTGCAAACCGCATTTTAAGTGCAGAGGGCGGCAAGGGCTCACTGACAACCGCATCAGAATGGTTTGCCAAAGCAATCGGCAATCAAGACGCCTGGACGCAAATTCGCAATGAATATACTCGGGTCAGAAACTCCGTGGCAATTAAGGCTTTGCCGCCCGGCGTTGCAACCGATAAGGATATTGAGCTCGCATTAAAGGGCATTCCTCCTGAAAATGCCAATTCCGCAACGCTCGCATCGTTCTTGCGTGGTTCGGCAAAACTTCAAGACATCGACAGTTCTATAAACAACGCCAAAACAGATTGGCTTTCTCAGAATAATGGGCTGCTCACCAGGGCAAAAGGGACGTTCATTGCCGGAGACTACGCCACAAAGCCCGGCGAGACATTCAACGATTTTGCTCAGCGAATCGTGGGCGATGTATCAAAGCGATACGCACCACAACAAGCGCCGAGCTTAGTCGATCAGATTCCCACAGATCGCAACCCAAACCCTAAACCACCGGCACAGGTTGACGTTCGGTCAAGGGCTGATGCAATCCTAAGGGGGCAATAAATGGCCACCGCTGACGAATACGCCGCTTGGATTGTCAATAACTCCGCTAAGCGTGGCACCCCTGAATTTGACACGGTGGCGCAGGCGTATCAACTTGCGAAGTCTGATGAAAATACGGCAGTCACTCAACAACAGGTTGCACCGCCACCGCAGCAGCCAGGCATAGGCGATAAGCTTGTGGGTGCTGGTGAAACTGCACTGACTCTGGCAACCGGCGCGACAGGCGGCGCTTTGGGCATGGTCGGCGGCGTAGTTAAAGGCTTAACCGAGCAGATACTATCCGGAGAGTTCGGCACCCCGCAGGCAGCAAAAGAGGTCGAAAGGTCTGCAATGCGAGGTTCTCAAGCCCTGACATATCAACCACGAACGCAGGCCGGTCAAGAGCAGGTGCAGGCCGTTGGCGAATTTCTAGGCGCGGTTGTTCCCCCGGTCCTGCCCATGATTGGGGCCCCTGGCGCGATCTTGCAGTCTGTGCGCAGCGCAGCCCCTGTTGCTCGGGCTACCGCCCAACGTGGTGCAGCAGCCGCACAGCAAGCTGCCACTGCTACAGGACAAGCCATCGCCAGGCCCGTACAAGCGGCCACTACGGCAGTGCGCGAGACGTTTGGCATGGAGACGCCAACACCAGCAGCCGGAGCGCGAGCATCAGGCGTCGCAGCGGCCACCCCACAGGCTTTGCAGCGAGTTACCACGGCAGAGGGCTTACGCGTCCCCGTGACCCTGACCAAAGGCGCAGCAGAGCGCGAGCCAGGGCAACTTGCGTTTGAAAAAGAGCAGATGAAGGGAGAGTTCGGAGCCCCGTTGCGGAATCGTGCCGAGGAAAACAATCTTCAGATTCTGCAAAATTTTGATGCGGCAATTGACGCAACTGGGGCGCAAGCAGCATTTGCTGGTCCTACAGCCATAGGAAGCTCTGTAGTCAACTCTCTCGGCAGTGGCTATCAGGCGGCAAAGAATAAAACAAACGTGGCTTATACGACCGCCAAAAAGTCCCCAGAGTCACAGGCCGCCGTAGATATAAACACGGTTGTTACTATTGGTCGTGGAGATCAGGAAATAACCGATTCTCTAATTGGTTATATCAATGGAAAAATAACGGGTGTGCCTTCGTCAGCGGTTCCAGATACAGCCCGAAAGCTGCTCACAAAAATGGACCTTGCTGAAATAGATGATTCTGGCAATTTAATTGCAAAGCCAGCAACCGTTGGAAAGCTGGAAGAATTCAGAAAAGAACTCAGCGGGACGGCAAAGTTTGATGATGCGGTTGGGCTTCGACAAGAAACCATTTTGAAGAAGCTAATCGATGCGCAAACGGAACCCGTTTCTGGGCCTCTTTACAAGGAAGCCAGGGCGCTTCGTACCGAACAGGCTCGGAAGTTTGAAAATCGAGCAATTGTTGCTCGCCTGATTAAAAATCGTAAGGGGATGCAAGACCCGCAAGTTGCAGTGGATCAAGTTTTTCAGCGGTCCATTCTTGGCGGGTCTCCAGAGGAGATTACTTTTTTAAAGCGAGTCCTACTCACCAGTGGAAAGGATGGGCAGCAGGCATTCAAGGAACTACAAGCCGCAACTGTGCAGCATATCCGAGATCAATCGACGAGCGGAGTAGGCACCGACAGTTCAGGGCGTCCATTGGTATCACCTGCCAAATTAAATCAAATCGTTTCACAGCTTGATAAAAATGGTCGTTTGGATGTAATTTTTGGCAAGCAGGAAGCCGCAAGAATGCGTGATTTAAACGAGGTTGTTAAATATGTGACCACAGTTCCCCCTGGCACTTTAATCAACAGCTCAGGAACGGCTGGAACGCTTCTGGCAGCGATAACAGAGGCAGGTCTAACAGGAGTTGCTACCGGCCTTCCATTGCCTGTTTATGCGGGCATTAAGCAGATTGCAAAAATGCGTAAAGAAGGGCGAACCAAAGCGAAAATTATTGATGCCCTAAACGCGTTGCCTGCGCAGCCTTGAGAACGAATTTGACCAGGAGAACCAATAAATGTCAGCTCTATCCGTAGAACCTCCATACTCGGCATTCGCAGAGGCCGATGGCCAGCCGCTGGAGGATGGTTACATCTGGATCGGAACCGTCAATCTGAACCCAGTCACCAACCCGATTGCGGCCTACTGGGATTCTGCTCTAACGATTTCTGCGGTCCAGCCAATCCGTACCAGCGGCGGTTATGCGGTCTATCAGGGAACCCCGAGCCGGATCTATGCAGCAAGCGATTACTCGATCCAAGTCCAAAACAAAAACGGAACGGTGGTCTATACCTCGCTGAATGGCAATGCCTTTGGTGGTGGCTCTGTAGTAACGAACGCCACAGGGAACGGTGTGCAGACAATTTTTCCGGTCTCATCTTTCCCAGTTGCAATTTACATTAGCGGCGTTTATCAGAATCAAAACACCTACACCTTCGCAAATGGGAGCGTGACATTTACCCAGGCACCGCCATTTAACTCCATCATCGAATTTGTATTCTGAGGATCTGACCATGTTAAAAGCAATTTCAACCATCACGAATGCACTCGGTGCTTTGAACTACAAAGGCACGTGGAACGCCTCGAGCAACACTCCGACCCTGGCTGATGGCACAGGGGCGAAGGGCGACTACTACGTGACCAGCACCGCCGGAACGCAGACCTTCGGTGGTTTGCAATTATTTTTCGGAATAGGTGATTGGATCGTCTATAACGGCGCGGTTTGGCAGCGGGTCGAGGGCGGCTCTGATGGTAACTTTTCCAATGTGACCATGACATCAACCGATGCCGGTGCAGCCGCCGCGCCATTGCTTGACCTCTACCGAGATTCAGCCACTCCAGCAGCCTCTGACACATTAGGCGAGATTGAATTTAATGGCGAGGACTCGGCAGGAAACAAACAACAGTACGCGGTGATTCATGGCTCGATTCTTAGTCCTACATCAACCGCTGAAACAGGCCAGATTCATTTCGAGACTGCAACGGCTGGCGCATCAACCGAGAAAATGATTATCGGCTCGAGCAATCTTGTCATTAACGATATCGGCGCTGTGTTTAACGTGCGAATTGAAGGCGACACCGATGCAAACTTATTCTTCACTGATGCCACGAATGATCGTATTGGCGTTGGAACAATAACGCCGACTGTTAAATTTGAAGTAAATGGCGCGGCTAAAGCCTCATCTTTAAGTGTGACCGGAACAAGTACGGTAGCGGCAGTTAATGCGAGTGGGACCATCACTGGCAGTCTCAGCACAAACGGCTTGTACGCGGGCCTCATCGTTACAAACGGCAACGTCGGAACTGCGGCATATGCTGAAGTTAAGGTTGGCAATGGCAATGGCAATGACGTTTCTGGACTTCGCGCTATTGGAAGCGCTTATACAACAAGCAATTATGATGAACAAGATTCAACTGTTCTTATAGCTTACCGCCAAAATTTAAATTTAGTTGCAGAAAACAACAAAGATATTCAGTTATGGGCTGGAACATCTAAGGTTGCTAAGTTTGCTTTTGGCGGCATAGTAACCATGGGCGCATATGGTGCTGGGACTGCAACATTCTCCGCTGCTGGCGTCATTTCTTCTGTGTCTGATGAAACATGGAAAACCAAAGACGGAATCCCAACTAACCCCGATGCAATGCTACAAAAATTGGCACCGGGATATTGGTATTACAACGACGAGAAAAAAGAAACCTTCGGCGCGGATCGTCAGCTAGGCTTCTACGCGCAAAACGTGAATGCGGCTATCGGTCCAGAGGCGGCACCAGAGCCGGAAGAAGGCAAACCGTGGGGCTACTACGACAGATCGGTGCTTGCGGTCACGGTTATGTCATTGCAAAAAGCCTTATCAACCATTGAATTATTGACTGCCAGAATCGTTGCGTTGGAAAATAAATAAACAGTAGCATGTCTAAGGATTAAAAATGTCTCTCACTAAAGTTACTTCAACGATGATGAATGGGCAGTTTTTGAATGCCCAGGATTTTGGCGCTACTGGCGATGGAGTTACTGACGATACAGCGGCGCTAAATGCCGCTTATGCTGCGGCTGGCGCGGCTCAAGTTGGGTTATATATCAATTCTGGTACATACCTATTTACATCGCAGTTAGTGTGGAATTTAGGAATCGGCGTAAGAGGAGAACCGGAACTAACCACGCTTCTCAAGCGCGGCAACTTTGACGGTGTAAAAATTACCACGTCTGCCGTTTATGATGGTTTTCGTATTAATGGCGATACTGGCAACGGTGGCAGTGGATTGCTTGTTCAGGACACTAGTTACAACACAATACAAAACTTATTTTTATTTAACCATGCCGGCGCCGGTCTGTTGTTCAGAACTACTGGGGCCACTGCCGGATCATTTCAAAATAGATTCCGAAATATCATATCTACTACCAACGGGACAGATGGCGTCAAGATAGATGACAGCGTAGGCGGAGCGCAGAACATAAATTCTTTTGAGAATATCAGTTGTGTATCAAATACTGGCATGGGGTTTAAGCAGCAAGGCAATGCAAACAACGGCTATATGTACGGGCAGAATATCAACTGCGAACAAAACGCTGGCGGCGGGATGTTGCTTGAAGGAATTGGCAGTTGTTTTGTAAATCTGTACTTAGAATCAAATACCGGATTCGACTTAAAACTTTCTGATACCTCCATCAGAAACTTTATTCAGCTCAATTCGTCAACGATTACATATGAAGATTATGGCGCTAACAATGTAATCATAGACGTAGGATTGTCCAGTTCATTCAACGTGGGAAACACTTTTAGACGTTCGCCAAGAATCAATAACGCTGCTGGCCGAGAGCTAAACATTTCTGCCGGAGCAGGAGGCCCCGGTCCAGGACAGTCTGGCGGCGCGCTTTCTTTGCTTGGTGGTGGTGCTGGAGGCACAAACGGCGGTGGAGGAGTTGTAAATATAAACGGTGGAGAAAAAACAGGGTCAGGTTCACGCGGCTCGATCTTGATGCAAACTGGTGACGATGGAACGATTATTGTTGGCGGGGTTAATGGATTAGTTTCCGGTGGTGTTTCTTGTAGTTTTGACATGGTCAGCACCACCCGCGTGCCATGCTTTCCTCGTTTGACAACAGTTCAAAAAAACGCGCTTACCGGCACGAACGGAATGATGTTGTATGACTCAACCTTAAACAAGATGCAAATCTTTGAGGCTGGTGCGTGGGTCAGTATTGTTTAACATAGTCTATTTTTAATTGGAGATCCAAATGGGTTTGGAAAAAGTTGCGATTATTGATCGAATCGCCGCAGTAGTTGCGGAATACAAAGCAGCCACCGCTGTGAAAGGAATCTGAAATGTCCACCAATTCACAAATTGCATTTGCCCCACTTGGCGAAACCGCAGTCGTACCGGCGGCAGCGGTTGCACCTGCTGGAGTTCAAGCGCTTGTTAATGCTCGCCTCGATGCGCAGGGTACAGGCCAGTATCGAATTATCAATGACAGCGTCTATACGGTGTTTCTGGGCGTTGGAACGACTGCGGCATCTGCTACTGCAAACGCTGTTGCTCCGGTCTCAGGAAACCCGAGCCCAGCGATCGTGCTGGTGCCTGGGGCAGTTGAGGTTTTGCGCTTTGCTCGTACCTCTTATTTTAGTGGTCTGGCCTCCGCAGCGGCGACTGTCTACATCGTCCCAGGCGAGGGTATGTGATAAATGGCAACCGCATCAGAACTAGATGTTCGGGTAAGTTCGCATGAGGCGGGGTGCGAACTGCGAGCTTGGCTATTACCACCTTGCGTTCAAGTGCGGTGATGCGGTCGCCTTTCATGTTCCAGTCCCTTTCGTCTGTTCAACCTCAATCCGGCGATAAGTCACGCACCTGCGCGCCTCGATGCCTTCGACCTGCCGCCAGAGGGTGCAGCGCCATTCTGATCGTTGCAGCGTTATCTTGTCCGTCGCCGTGATGCGCTGCCAGATTGCCGCGCAGGCGACCACGATGAGGAATAGCACGACGGCTAGTAGCGTGGATTCGATGACGGCCTTCATTTCCTCCCCTTCGCAATCTGCATAGTCTCGACCACGCCCCAAAGTTCGCGATTCCAAGGGTTCATCCGCGCATCGGCATGAGCAATCCCTCTGCCCCGCCGCCTAGAATCCATGCGCCCTCTAAGCCATTCGGCGCAATTTCCCATCCTTGAATCAGCGCAAGGTATCGGCGCGCAAAGTGTTCTCCGCCGATTTCAATGCTGGATCGGTAATCCTCCTGCGTTTTGCCGCCGCCGCATTCGTCGCATTTGTACCTGCGGTCGTCCGGGTCCTTGCCGGTTCCGGCGCAGCATTCACAAGGTATAGGTGCTGGCATCGTCGTTTTAGGCACAGCGAACCATTCCTTCGGCGCGGTCGTTTTGTTCCACAGCAACATGCAATTAGGTGCGCCAGGACTGTCAGTAACTTCCGCAATCGCAGGGGCGCGCACCATGATGTGACCGTTGGATGCCCATGTAAAACCATAGCGAGTCCACGGCTTGTGAAGATAAAAACGGGTTTCATCTTCGTCCGCGCAAAAGCGTTTAATTTCGTCTATGTTCACAGCGCCTCCCATGCCCGTTGCATCATTTCTCCCCAGTCAGCACGAATATATTCCTCGCCGTTTCCGCGCACATCGGGCAGCGGATAGCTTTAAGAACCTTTGCCATCGGACCCATCTGCATCGGCGTATAGGCGGCAATCCACTTGTGCGAGCACTTGCCGCACCTGACGCGGAACGGCTTGCGCTCGTCGATCTTGTCGATCAGGTCGTCTGGCAGGTCGGCGCTCATCCCAGTTCCTTGATCTTCGCGGCAGCCATCAACTTCCAAGCGCAGGCTCCCTCTCCCGCATGCACCCGCCATCCCGGCAGCAGTGTGGGCAGAGGCAGCGGGTTCCGCAGGGTAGGTCAGTTGGCGTCACCGTCACGCGCCCGTCGATAACCGCCGTCTTGCCGCTCGGCCATTCTTCCATCGTGGCGGCAGGCTCTACGTAGCAGCCATTCCCGTGGATCACTACGCCATTTGCGTCTGCCGTCGCGCCGCACGCCTTGCACTCGTACTCTGGAGTGGACATCGCAGCAAGCGCATCATTCGCGATGCCAACCAGTCGCTTCTCAGTCGCATGCCACAGCGCGTAGTCGCATGGTTGCTGGCCTTTGCGTATCTCTTTGAGCGCTGTCGCCAACGTATCCTGCTTCAGTGTTTCGCCGTCATCCTCGTACACGAGGTCGCAGAGCCGTGCGTGATCCGCCGTGGCGAGCAGGTATTTCTCCTTGTACTCGTCGCGCTGACTTATCAGCGCCGCATCCTCACGTATTTCAGGCAACGGCTGCATCTTGCGCATCATATCGGCGGAGAACTTCCATTCGTCGCGCTGGCGTTCGGCTTCCTCTCTCGCGGTCACGGCATCCTCGAAACTGGATTGCAGTTCTGCAAACTCAGGGAAAGAGACATACCCGCCGCCCGAGTCTATGACCATGCAGCCTGTAGTAGTTGGCTGAAACCTGCGTGGCGTGTCGCTGGCGGTCATGATCCCGCCTTGGCGCGCAGGGCGGCACACTTGCACAGCGGCGTGGACGTGGCCTGCGGGTCCAGCGTGCGATAGTCACCAACAGCATTGTGCAGATGCTGGATGCGGTGCCTATCCCCGTTCCTTCTGTATTCGATCAGCCACGCCACCGGCTCACCCTCACCCTCAGGCTCGGACAGGGCGGCGCGGAGGGCTGCGATAAATTCATCAAAATGATGCCCAGTTCCGCATGTGTCATCATCGTATTTAACCAACGCCCTCGCGGCGGCACGCAGGTCAGTCATTTCGTCACCTCCGGCATTTGTGGTATCGGCAGCAGGCCGGGGCGGTGGAACTGTTTCCACTTGCGTTTCATGCCAACAGCGATGCGCGCCAGTTTCATCCCGCCGTAACCTTCGCCGTAGTGTTCCTCGATATCTTCACGCACCATCGTGTACATCCATCCGTTGCATTCGGCCATCAGCCAATCACGCGCAACTTTGCAATGCGCGCATGTTTTGCTGACTTGAAAATCGCCTTCAAAAACGCCGGATTCGTAGGTGTATTTCTCGCATGGTTGAATCGCCCTGCGGCACTCTGAACATTTGTGTTCCTTTCGAGCGGTCCGCGTTTCGTCCGTGAACATCTGCCAGTAGCCGTCGCAGTCCTGAATCATGCACATATCACTCTCCTTCCGCGTCGAGCGCGAGCAGTGCTGCATCAATCATCTGACGCGGATCAGCCTGCGCAAACAGTTCCGCCTGCAACTGCCTGCGCCGTGCCTCGTAAAACGCCAGCCCTGCGATTGCCGAGTCCCGCTGGTCGGTTAGCACGTAGATGTGCTCGTCCACCTTTGCGATCTGCTTTCGTTTGAGCCATGCGGTTAGCATGCCCATTCTCCAATCTGTATTGCATGCGCCTTGAGTGCCGGAGCTTGCTGTAATAGTTTCTTCATCCGATCCGACCCTTCTTCGGTATTGCGCAAGTCACGCATCGCAAGCCCCGCCGCAATGGCCTCTTGAATTGACAGCCTGCGCCTGACATGAACAGCATTCATTTTTGTCACCCACTCGCCTAGCGTTGAGTCTCCAACGCCTTCCAGCATGCGCCGTGCCGTTTCCTCTGCGCCGGTAGTTCGCATTAGCATTACTGAGGCGTGCCACACGGGTCCGCCGAATCCTGACTCTATTCATTCGTAACCGCTGTTGATCGTCATCACAAGCGAGCCACCAGTAATGCGGTGCGCGAATCGCGGATGCGCTGTCTCCGTTGCGAAGTAGCACGGGAAACGCAATGCGGTCATCTGATAGTCAGTCATCTCACCCTCCCACATTAAAAATGTAATCCGCCCCAACCAGCCCCGCGAACAGGCACAGCAGCACGCCAAGAGCAGCGGCTATCATCCATGCCATCGCCCAGGCTTGCTGCCAGTTGTCCTGCGTGACTTCGGCTCGGTGCCACTTTGCGAACGCTTGCATGTGTCTGAGTATCATTTGACCGGCCTCGTAAAGTAGTTGCAAATGTCCCGCGCCGTGCTGACTCCGCATTGAAACTTGCCGGCAAGGTATTGATACCCGCGAACATATGGCAAGTATTCACGGCGCATTTCTTGGACCTGCGCATCGGTCAGCCTTGCGCGTGCGTGCGATTCTCCGAACGGAGCGCCACCGCGATGCGTGTTGCCGTAACGAGCCATGATTAAGCGGCCTCCGGTTCGTCACCAGCGGCAGCGAATAATCCGCCCTGCTCCGATTTCGCCATGCTGAGATTGCGGCAGGCTTGCTCGTAGTAGCTGCGCTTCAATTCTGCCCCTAGAAACTTGCGGCCCATCTGCAAGGCAATGAATCCCTCGCTACCGATGCCGGTGAACGGGCTGAATACCAAGTCGCCAGGATTTGACCACATGCGCATTGCGCGGCGGATAACTTCCAATTGCAGCGGGCAAATGTGCCGCTCGTCGTTATGCTCGCGTGCTGAGCGGAATTGCAGCGTGTCCGATGGGTTGATATCCATCCAGACCGGGCTGGCGATCTTCTGCCACTCCTGCACCGGGAAAGTCTCGTTCGTGTGCGTGACGCGCTGCGGGTTGTCCCCAGGCTTGCGCATGGTCACGAGGTAATCAGGCACGCCCTGCCGCGACATGCAGGAATCCTTTTTCAGTTGCTTATGCAGCAGCCCGAGAGCCTTGGTGCGCTGCATCGCCGTTACCGGGTCTTTCCAGATGCATACTTCCGAATGGTATAACCAGCCCTCTGCCTGATGCGCCCGAATCAGATCCCCGCGAAAGTCACGAATGCCGATATGGCCGTGGTGTGTTTTCGTGGTCGGCATGTTCATGCAGTGAAAGCTGGTCAGGCGTCCCGGCTTCGTGGCACGGTAAATCTCACGGATCAGAAAGCGGTACTGCTCGAAAAATTCATCGTCGTCGGCGCAGTTGCCCATGTCGCGGTCACTGTTCGAGTAGGTGTATAGCGAAGCGAACGGCGGCGAATAAACGCTGAAATCGATGGACTCGTCTGCCTGCTCGCGTGCCACCTCCACGCAGTCCGCAAGGTGCAGCGTCCAATCCTCGCCTTGCTTCACGTCCCGCACGTAGTCGGCTTTGCTGCGCGTCATCGCGCCTTCCAGTGCGGCCTTGTTCAGGTCTTTCATGTGCGTCACCATGTTTTCAGCCATCGCCATTGCCTCCGATTCCTTGCGCTTGATGTTCTGGACGACTGCGCCCTCAGTCTCCGCCGTGATGACGTACACGTTGACCGGCTTCTTTTGCCCGAAGCGCCAGCACCGGCGAACAGCCTGGTAAAACTGCTCGTATGAATCCGACAGCCCGACGAATGCCATGTTCGCGCAATGCTGCCAATTCATGCCGAATCCAGCGATGGACGGTTTCGTAACTAGGCTGCGGATTGACCCATCTGAGAATCCGATTAGCGATTTTTCCTTATGCTCGCTGGAATCTGAACCTTTCACTTCGACAGCATCGGTGATCGATTTACGCAGCGCATCGCTTTCACTGTTCAGATTGCACCATACAAGGAATGGCTCATCGGTCGCATTGACCACGGCGGCGCAATGCTGGACACGTTCCTCAATCGTATCCCTGCGCGCACCAAGCCTTTCCTGCAACGTCTGCGCTTCGACAGGAAACAGAAAGCCGCTCGTCGGCTCGTCAACCTTGACCGTGACCTGATGCATAATCATTTCCGGCAAGGTGAAATCGCCATCGTCATATCCTAAGTCGGATGGCTTGCGAATCATCACGGCCCATGAGCAAAGCCATTTCCAGAAGTCGGCCTCGGCGTGTCCCTTCAATCTCCATTTCTGAGTCTCGCCGCCGTCATGCACGAAAAACATGGAGAGCATTTCGGTGTAACTCATCACCCCGAGAAACTGCGAATGGTTGCCAAGCTCCATGTAATCGTTCGGCGCAGGCGTCGCCGTGCAAGCAAGCCGGAACGGAGTTTGGGCGAATCCATCAATGATTTGTGTACGAATCTTGCCCGTGTAACTTTTGAGAATCGAACTTTCATCCAGCACCACTCCGTTGAACCGGCCAATGTCAAAATGATCGAGCATCTCGTAATTCGTGATCGTGATGCGCTCGGTTATTTGATCGTCGCTGCGCGCATAGCAGACCGGCACGCCGAACTTCTGCCCTTCGCGCACGGTCTGCGACGACACGGCCAGCGGAGCAAGAATCAGGACCTCGCCAGGAACATGCCGCGCCCATTCCAACTGCATCGGCGTTTTGCCTAACCCGCAGTCGGCGAAGATCGCAGCACGGCCACGGCGCAATGCCCATGTGACGATATCTCGCTGGAAGTCGAACAGCGCAGGATTCAATGCCGGGACAACATCCAGCCCGGTAGCAGGGTCAACAGCGGCCTTGCGCGCTAGGAACTCCGCGTAGTCGCTCACTTCCCATCCTCCTTCGCCGCCGCGATGGATTGCAGGCGGGCGGTCATATCGTTTTCTCGGCGGCGGAATATTCGGCGGCGAAGTCGTCGGCAGGCTGCGAGTCCACTGGTGCCTGCAATGCCAGCTTACGCGCATCCTTGGCCGCTTCGTGTGTCGGCTTTAACTCCTTGGGGATGCCCTTCCAGATTGCGCCCAACTGCTCTAGCGTCTTTGCAGATGCCAGTTCGCCAGCGTAATCCTCGACAGGTTCAACCCTGAGTGGCTTAACCGTGAACGGCTTCTTGTTGCCCCGTGTCGCAGTCAGGGCCATCGTGAGCGTTGAATCAATGTCTGACATGTGGCTGATGCGGATACCTCCAACTTCCATGCCGCCCCACTTCACGGACTTGTCGCAGTACAGGGTCAGGGAGCGCCCAACGTATTGCTTTGAGTCAGCCCCCCATGCTGTGACCATGACACGCGCCATCGATTTGCACGGCTTCCACGGCTTGCCTTCGTCGCCTTCAAAGAACACGGAAATGGGCTGTTCAGTGCCAGGACGAATTGTCACGCTGGTTATCTTGATGGTCAGTGGACCGGCCAGTAAATCATCGGCGTTTTTTTGGTCCGATTTTGGAATAATCACTGCCGACATATCGCTCATACCATCTCCTCGTAAATCTTGCGTTCGGTCGGAATCAGCCGTGGCACAGGTGACGCCATCACGGAATCGAACTTTTCCTTTGCATAGACCATGCGAGCCTCAAATGCTTCCGCTGCTGCAATAATGGCCTCCTGAATCTTAGCGTCAGGATAAACCCGCACCGTTGCCATTGGCAATCCGCCGCAGTAGCTCACCAGATCGCACCATGCTCGCTCGCTTACCAGCAATCCCGTCTGCACCTGAATCATGAAGTCTGGATCAATCGTACCGGCAGACACGTAATCCACCAGCGTCTTGATTTGCAGTTTCTGATTGCGGGACTTGCACTCGACTTGCCCATCTGTGCCTACCAACGCGTCCGGTGAATAGCCTATGACAAAGCCCCATTTGTCGTTTGTCATGAAGCCAATGCGCTCAATCGGGGCGTAGGTCTTGGCATACAGTTCCAGAGCGTCAATCTCGTCCTGCAACCCGCGCAGCATGTCGTCGCCAACGTAGGCAGGCGGAACGTAGTTGGTGATGCGCTGGCCTAGCAGTTCGTACATGTGCGCCCGTTCCTTGTCGTTGGATGCAGGCTTCAGCGTGGCAGGCGTGACGATCAGCTTCACTTCGCTGGCGGTCAGCAGGCCACAGCGTGCAGCCAGCCATTCCTCGGAGCCTTGGATTAGGTCGGCATATGTTCGGATGGTCATTTGGCAACCTCCTTCACCCTGCGCTTGACCTCTTTAACCTTGCCGCACGTCCCGCAGATGCGACACGCCAGCGGACTGATATCTGCAAATCCCACTCCGCGCCATTCGCCCTTGCGCAGCCTTCTCCATGCGTGATTACGGCGGATCAGGCAGAATAGAGAACCAAGGATGCGGCTCATTCTTCCTCCGCCTTCTCCGGCGGCAGGTCAGTCCATTCCAGAGTAGCGCCGTGAATCGTGCTGTATCCAGCATCCCATTCCACTTCGTTGAACTTCAGCCCCAGCTTGGTCGCATGTTCGATCAGCACCACTTCAATTTCTTGCTTGCTCAGCGTCAGTTTCATTTCCAGTCTCCCGTCATTTCGTCATCAATCCTGCGGTCGCGCAGGTAGTCAGCGTCCTGCCCGTGAATCGGGCACCACTTGTCGCGCTTCAATTCCGGCGGCTCAGTATCACGCGGTCCTGCATGCGGCACGTAGCATGTGCAGTCGCTCATATCGCCTTCGCATGCGCCGCCGAATTCGCGGTGAGGCCATGCGTATGCGTCACAGTTGCAGGTTACTTGCTTGCGGATGCGCTTTGTCACTTTGCTGCCCCTGTTGCGTTTCGATGGCTGAAGCATAATTCCGTTCGGGAAGACTTGTCAACATTTATTTTCAGTTGCGCGTAAAGTCTTTCCGTAGCATACTCCCGGCCATGAAGAAAAAACACCAGAATTTACTCGACAAGTGGCGCACCAGGCGAGCCGCGATGTTAGCCCTTCAGGCTGACGGCGCATCAATGGCTGATATCGGTCGCAAGTACAAGATAACTCGCCAGCGCGTGCGACAGATCGTGACTGGCAAATGACCCGCAAGACCCGCATTTCCTTCGCCGATCAGCTTCGCGCCAACGATGCTGCGCTGAAGTTCTACGGCAAATTTACCGGCAAGGAAGTTCCGGGCAAATGGCTCAACAACAAGGCGATGCCGAAACCGCGAGTTCGCAGATTGGCAGAAGGCATGAGCGAGGCGGAAATTCTCAAGGCGTGCATTGCCTACCTGAAAAAACATCCTTCAGTGCGCATGTGCTGGAGGCAGAATTCCGGCACCTTCAAGGAAGGAAGTAGGTACATTCGGGCGAACACAGCGCGGGGCATGTCTGACATTATGGGTGTCCTGCGTGATGGGCGAACGCTTGCGGTTGAAGTCAAGTCCGCAGGCGGCGTGCTTGCCGATCACCAGAAGAAATTCATTGACGATATTGCAAAGGCAGGCGGCGTGAGTTTTTGCTGCCACTCGCTCGATGAGTGCATAGAATTCATGGGGAAGATATGAACAAGGAACAACGCCGCGCAGCCGCGCCGGAGATTGCCGGTTTCATCGACGGTTTGCGCGAATGGGCACCGAAAACCGAGATAACATTTGCGCGCATTGCTGAATACAGGCATGGGCGCTCATGGGATCAACTAGACGCAGCAGATACGCCAGCGCCAGCGCAAGAATAAAAAACCGCCACGGGAGGACGATGCAACCAGCCGCGTATGCGCGCACAGCGCAGGCACCAGTGCCAACACTGAATCAGCTCTACGGGCTGCGGTATGCCGAGGCCAATGCCGAGTACCAAGTTGTGGTTTGCCAAGGGCAGGCGGCGGCGGATGTTCTCAACGCCCTCTTGGACAAGCTGCCGGTCGCCGCTGTCGCCTACGTCGGCGCGGATCTAGTCGATGATGCCGAGGCCATCGACCTGACCGACTGGGCCCCGCTCGCAGGGCGCAGCGTGGTCATTGTCGGCGGCAAGCCGATTGGCGAGGAACTCCGGCTGATGCTCCGGCTACGCGGCATGGGATGCGTGGGCAAGATATGCTGGCCGGACGCCGATCGCCCGGACGGCTGGACGGTGGCGAGCCATCCGTGGGCCGATCAGGCGGAATTGCTTGCATGGCTCAAGGCTGCGGCGGTTCCGTGGCCGGATGCGCCGGATGCGTCGGATGCGCCGGAAAATACGGTAGAATCACAGAATTCCTCGTCGCGGGCAGTGCTTGGCGGCACTGATAGCCCTGACTCGTCCTCCCTTGCGGGGCATCCCGACGACGAGGAACCCGATATTGGGCTGCATGAGCCGAAGCAGGGCGAGCCGCCGGAATGGCTCTCAGACGCTCCAGACGGACCTTTAAGCGGATCGCACGGCGATTATGTGGCAATCCCGCGAGAACATTTCGATAGGCCATCTAAGGCCGCAGCGGAGGCCCTGTGGGGCGATCCACTAGACCTGTCCACAAAACTGTACGAAGGTCTGCCATTTAACCCGGCTTGGCTTCCTGGCCCGTTAGGGGCATTTACAGCCGATGTGGCGGCGAGAATGGGCGGCGACCCCGGCGCTGTGGCGATAGGTGTTCTTGCGGCCTGTGCGGGCCTGGCAGATGGTGCCTTTTACTGCACGCCCAAGCTGCACGACACGAAGTGGCACGAGCGGCCCTGTTTTTGGGGGCTGGCGGTCGGCGCTAGTGCCACCAAAAAAACATGGCTTGTCGAGGCTGGGCTTAAGCCGGTCAGCAAAATAGACGCTGCTTTGACGCGCACATACGGCGACCGTATGAAAAATCACACCTATGCGATGGAGCAATACGCGGAAACACGCAGAAATGCGGTAAAAAACGGGCTTCCAAGGCCGGAGGAACCTGAAAAACCGCTTTCCGAGCAGATTATGCTGAATGACTTCACGGTTGAGGCCATTCGCTCCGCCCTGCTGGACTCACCACGCGGAATCCTGATCTACCGCGATGAGTTCGCCGGCACGATTGCCGATTTGGACCGATACAGCGCCAAGGGGGCATCCGGGGATCGTTACAGCATCCTTGAGTTGCACAATGGCGGGACCAAGAAAATAGGCCGCGTCGGCAATTTCATGACCGTGCCAAACTGGGACGCCTCCATTGCCGGGTGCCTGACGCCTACCAGCTTGAAGGCGAAAATGGCCGATATGGCTGAGGATGGCCTGCTGCAGCGTTTTATGATCTGCAATGTGCGGCCAGCGGGTGATGATGAGGACCGACTTCCTGACTTTGCCGCAGAGTCCGCCTATCTCGCCGTGCTGAACGGGCTGCGCGAACAGGTCGCCATGCCGGATCAGCCGATACGGTTTTCCCCTGATGCCTATGCGCTGCGGATGGAGTTCCAGGCTAAAGCCAATGCGCTGGCTAGTGCCCCCGACATTCCCGGATCAATGGCGTCCGCGCTGCGCAAATGGGAGGGATTGTTTCCCCGGCTTTGCTGCCTGTTTCACCTGATCCATCTCGCACAGTACGGCCAGCATCCAGGCCAATCAGAATCAATCAGTGCAGACACGGCAGGGCGAGTATCTGATCTGCTGCTGCACTGGCAGTATTCGCACTTGCAGGAGTTTTACCTTGACGTGCTTGGCGCTGGCGGTTCATCGTTCGCGCTGAAAATCGCCAACTACATCCTAGCGCACGAAATACACACGCTTTCGCATCGTGACCACGTGACGCGGCCACACTTCAACGCATGGGCGATGCTGTCGCAGGCTGAAAAGGCTGGGCTGTACGTGACCCTTGAGAATGCGGGCTGGGTTGTCAAGGCCCCGCAGGCAAAGATCAATCAGGACAAATTGCCGTCACACTGGGAAGTGAATCCCGCCGTACATAAAAAATTCCGCCTACGCGCAACCCAGGAACGCGAAAGGCGGGAGGAAGTGATCGAGGAAATCAGGGTTCGTCGGGAGAATGCGCTGCAGTTGCGGCCTGGGGATTAGCTTTCCGTTTCCCCCGCGCCACCTTGACATGCCCCGCCCAGCGTTTCGCAGCGGCTCCGGTTGCGCGATCCTTGCGCTGGGCGTCGGTCATGCCGGATGCTGTGGCGAGTCCGCCTAGCCTGCCCAGGGACTGCGCGGCGGGATTCTTCGCGGGTTTCATGATTGCGCTTCCTTGTTAAATCTGACCAGATATTGCAGCGCGGTCAGCACTTCATATTTTGACTGGTTCACTTTTTCAGCAACCGATTGCTGGTAAGTTTCCAGCACGGCTTGTCCGGTTGCGCGGTTCACGATAATCCAGCTTCCAGAATAGTGATCGAGCGCAGAAACTTTCACGACCGTTCCCCCTTCGCCAAGGCTGCGCGTGAAACAATCTGCGTCTCATAGTCGATTGTCGAGTTCGCATCGTCAAGGACAAACTGCAAAGCCTTGCACAGTTCCGCATTCTGGGCGCGCAGGGCTGCGATTTCCACCGCCTGGTCTGCCATGTCGGAGCAGGCGTTCACGCAGGCGACGATGCGGGCAGCGTTGGCTTGCTTATTGATCGTGCCAATGTTGTCCGTGCCAGCGTTGGCCCAGATAGTAAAATCGGCGTGGTCATGCGTGCCCAAGTACCATTTTGCTGTCGTGTAGCTTTTCATGATCTTTCCTTTGTCAATCCTCGTCTCCGTGTGCTTCGTTTTCGCTGCTCATGCTGCCACCGCCAGAGCAACAACCGGCTGCACCGAAAACTGCGCGGTAAATTTTGCGATTGCAATGTCGCGTTGCGCAGGAGTCAGGCACAAGCGACTTTTGCTGGCGTTGCCGTAAATCTCGACGCGCTTGACATCAATTAAAAACCA